TCCATTTCGACGGAAACACCCCAAGCTCCACCGACTCAGCAGTATAGAGCGAGCCAATCAAACTGAGTACAACTGGGGTTGCGCCGCCTAGCAGGGAGGTACTAGGAAGGAAACATCAGCACGAGATACCGCATGATGACTACGGTTTCACCTATCCAGGTGGTGCTATCGGTGTCGGAACCTTTTCCGGAGTTCACTAGGAAACTCAACGTACTAGTGACCTGAACAGTCGTGCGAAACGCAACCGTCCTGTCCAGGAGGACCTAGCCCGGGCTCTGAGTGAGAGCCCTTCGGAAATTTACGAAAGGCGCGTAATGACAGCCGTTGGCCAAACACCCGACCCCTGCGGGGCGGGAGACAAGGTAGCGGTGAAGCTTCCTTCGCCTGCGAGAGCCTGACCATTGGCTTGCCAGCAGCCAACGTATCCAGGGTTGCCGTCGGCGCGCCTTTTGTTCGTGAGTTTGATTTCAAATGAGGTGTACAAGCTGATGCCCGTGAGGTCGGCAATGCCGACCGCATCAACTGGGCAGCCCGTGGAGTCGAGCCAGCTGAAGGTGGGCTCACTCTTGAGTGAGGCCACTGGATCGTCTTGTCCAGAGGGCAGCGGGTCAAGCAACTCGATGCCAAGAGTGGCGAGGAGGTACGAAAGCATGTCTGTGGAAACACACTCGGTGCCCTCTTGTGGCATGGAACGCTTAATTGCATAACCTCCATTCGGCTTGGCCGAGGACACAGCATACGCACCGGCAGGCAAAACAAGGGAACCGTTGAAGGTTGTGATCCCAATGTCGTCAACCAAAGCTTGAAGAGGCAGAACTCCGTTGTACTTGACGTTGGTTTGCTGCATCTGCTTGCCGTAGTAGTCCGCGCCGGTGTAAGTGAGTAGGATGGGGCTATCGGGGTCGGGAACCCCGGCGTACACTTGCGGGCGAAATATGTATGAGCCCCCGCCAGATGCGGGAGCAGGTTGGCGCTCAAGAAACTCGAAGTCGTATGCGATCTCAATGTATCCGACAGTCGCGTCGTCCGCCATCGCCTCAGTGGCAATGTGGATTTGGCCGTAGTCGTAAGTCTTGAGGTCCGAGCCAGTCGGTGCAGTGCCCGACCGGGTGAAGAGGGTCTGGTTGCTACCCGGAATGTTCAAGGTTAGCATGCGCCAGGGTGCCCCATCAATGTAACGCGTGGACTGCGAGAAGCTGACGGCATCAGCGGGCGCACTGTCAAGCACGTCCGGATCATATGACATCAACACGTTGCCGGCGGTGTTTGTGCCACAAAGATTGTGGTACATCACGCGGATCGACTTGACGCGATACTTCTCATAGAGTTGGGCCATGGTGGACAACCATGGCAAGAACGCCGGGAGCGAGGGGTTGATCTGCAGGGTCTGCTGCACCGTGAATGCAGCAGAGCCCGACAGCGTAGCCACGCGCTCCCTCTCCGTAATCCGGACCGTCTTTGACCCGTTGCGACCACTGGAGATGTTGGTCGCCACGGGCGCCATCACACCCCGCGAGCGGGGTGCTGGTGCGGACGGTCGTCGCGGTTGGGCCCTCCCTTTAGCAGGTGGAGGGCGTGCCTTTTGCTGAGCGCCTTTCTTAGCGCCAGCCATTTCTTTTCCCTTTTCGGTTTTGGAAGATGTGTTGAGTAAAATTTGTTAACCTGAGGAAGCTGCTACTCCCCCCCAGCACATCTCACTGATCATCGCTACAAGTTAGAGGGCACGATCGCTTGCCCAATCTCAGCCACGGTAACAGTCAGTGTCTCTCCCTCTAAGTTCCGGTCAAGATGTCCCGGTTTGAACTAACCAAAGTTCGAGGTAACAGGCAAGGGAGGCAAGCCCCCCTCTCAATCACTGGCAGCACGTGGCAAGATCAGGTCTTCTTGCCGCGCGCGCGGTGCTTACGTCTGTGTCGCGATGTGCCCGAACACCCGCTGGTCGTTGACACAGAGTCAGCAGAACGGTCAGATCCAAGTGGAGCTCCGTGGATCTGGACCGAAACGGGAGCCGAATCGTCCCCGGACGACGCAATCTCGGGGAGTCTTCTGTGCTCCAAGGCCTGCTTGTGATTCGCAAGCAGGACTTCACCATCGTTGATGACGGTGTCCTCCTTCGGCTCTTTGGTGAGGACATCGTCCTGGTTGCCACTCCAAAGCAATGGAGCGTCAAGCAGGTCCTCGAGCGTGTTGCAGCTGTCAAGCCACATGTGGAAGGAGTCCATGTCAAAGTCTGCGAGTTCCTCCTCACAGACAGCGTGCATCCAGCCAGTCGCGTTTGAGTTCGGCCACCACGTAGCGTTGTTGCTACCGTGTTGGCGAGCCCACCACGAAAGGTCAGAGCACGCCTTCGGGTCCCGCGTGACCGCCACCTCAACAGACTTCAAGAGTTTGCTGTGGTGGCGTGACGCGAGCTCGAAGACGCGGCGGTAAAAGCTGCCAAGGATGGGAGTTTCCGCATCCATGCAGCGACCGCTCCACGCTTTTTCGACGAGCTTTGCAAGCTTGCCGTTGGGACCAGGGGCGAGAACTGTGCAAAGATGAACCTTGCTAACAGCCCTCGTGAGACAAGACATAGAATCCCGCTCACCCCAGTACACACCCGGGCAAAACATCCGCGACAAGAAGCAAGGGAGAGTGGGGCCATGCGGCCAATGCGTATTGGCCACGATCACATGCCCACACCTCTCACCCGCCCAAACCGCAGCTGCAACCCAGTCAGCAGACGCGCAGACTCCCTGGATGGAATCGTCCCCGAGGACCAAAGCGGACGAGCACAGCTGCGACCAACCTTCTTCAAGGTCGCACCGCAGGGCCCGAACAATCGTGCAGAAGACAATGAATGAATTCTCCAGAGTGTTCGCAATGGTGGTCTCAGGCGAACCAGAGAGCCGGGCCGGACCGGTGGCGTACCGGTGCCCGGCCGTCACTGCGCGCTGCGTGTGCTGCTGACGGAGCAGACGGCCGAGATCCACGTGGTGCTCAGGCGCGAAGTAGCGGTACATCGCTCCTTCGAACAGCTTGCGCATCGGGTAGTTCTCGTGGCCGTCGAAGCGCGTGACGTCTGCCTCGAGAGCGCCGGTAACACCGGGCTCAAGCGAGCAAATGTCAGCAACTCGGTCAGCAATCGCAACGGGCGACATAGAGCAGGCAACAAAAGGCTGCCCGCACATGACGCCATCGCCAAAAGCGTAACAGAATTGTGAGTACTCAACCTTCACCGACCCAGTGATCTGCGAGATCAACCGGGCGTCTTTGGTGTTGGTGTAAGCCTCACGCTTCATGAAAACGCGCGTCGTGGTGTCAGGGTTCTGCCCCTCGAACTCAGAGGTCTTGATGATGCGCCTCTGAGTCGGACGTGGCTGACGCGCCATGACTTCAGAAATCTCGACGGGGTGCCCCCGGTAGGCCTCAGCATCTGGAATCAACTTGCGCAAGACAAAGTTCATCAGTTGCAAAAGCTTGGGGTGGCACTTCTTGTTGAGATTCGTCAGGTCAGTGACGCGACCCTTAGCCGCCCGCACCTCGTTTCCGAGGCACTTAGCGGGGACGCATGGCAGCATGATTAGTGGCTTGGCATATGCCACCATCGACGCGAGAGAAGGTCCGTCATATCCGGCTAAGGGCTCGTACAAGACAAGCGAAGCACGGGTCTGAGGCTGCAAACGCGTAGGCTGCGAAAAGGCGACGCCAGCGGGGGTCTGCTTGGCTGTGAGGCCACCCCGCTGCTGCAAGAAAAGCGAAAGGACCGTCGCGGTCCCCTGCAACACCTGCGTATCTCCGCCGCGCGGCAAGTGCGACAACACTTGCGGCTTTGTCAGGTGGTGGCCCTGCTTCTCGGCGCGCTGAGCCTCAAGCCGGCAAGCCTCAAAAGAGGTGACGGAGAGGGTCGCGGCCAAGGGGCTGCCAACCTGAGCAAGCGAGATGAGATCCGCTTCATTGGTGCGGCTGCGTATCACAGCCCAGCCGTTGCGCACCGGCTTGAAGCGTTCCAAGCTCCAGCCGGGCGTCAACCACTGTGCGACCTTCGACCACACGCCTTCCCACCGTTTGATCGGTGTGAGCAACAGCAGCATGCGGTCTTGGGTCAGGTGGCGACGGTCGAGGCGGAACAACGAAAAACTGCCCCGGTACTCCACAGTGATGGTGTCTCCGGTCCAATCCCACAAAAGGTGGTTGAAGGTCCGGGCATCATTTGAGTAAGTCACGGTTTGGTCATCGTTGAAGTGGAAGGAGTAGCCTGCATCGGCCCTCCCCGCCGCCTCAGGAACAAACGTGTAGATCAGAACTGAGCTGAAGTTCTCGCCCAAAAACTTCGTCATGTCGAGGTGGAAATCCACATCGACCAAGACGAAGAGCGGAAGGGGCGGCATCAGATCCACACGGCACTGGGCTTTCCAATCGGTAGCCCAGTACGGCATCGTGCTTCCAGCGTGACCGTTCATCTGGTCAACCAAGCTCTGCTGGATCACGTACACTTCGGCACCGGCCCCTGTGGCCAGTCCCGAGGCAAAGCCAACCGCTGCGTTGCGGTGCACCGCTTGTTCTCCATGCGGCGCTCCGGGCGGAATAGGGCCGACAATGTAGTCAGCCGTACGCCACTCCTTGCGGATGACTTCAGAAGCATGCATGGCACACTCCGCTGCTTCCTGCGCATACAGCGCAAGAGCCCCCCTCACGCCCAATCTGGCAACGTCCTTCCACAAACCCCCAAGCGCTCCACACGCATTCGGGGAGGGGGAAAGTGGTTGGTCGTCAACAGACGGGGCGATCAAAACCGCAGGCGTTTCGGCTTCGGTGTCAAACGCATCATGGCCGGCATTCTCCAAACGGAGGGCGAGGCCCTGCATCATCTCATCGAAGCGCTCGGCGCTCGCTGATAGTGATATTGACGTCGTAATAGCTGAGGTGGAGTTACCTGACACAGGGTCAGTTGAGCTCAACACAGCGCGAGCATCGGACGTCATTTGTGCTCGTTGTACGTATATCGAAACGCACTGTCGGCAC